AAAGGGTTTAGGATAGAGATAACTAATCATCAACAACAAACTCAACATCAGAAGATTCAGAGTATTGTGCGCAATATAAATAACAATCAGAATCTAAATCTAAATATAGTAGTATCGTTTTCATCGGTTAGTAGTGGCAATGTTGCATATAAGTTTATAAAAATTGACCGCAGTGATATTTCTAGTTACATTAGAAGCATGAATTTATTTCAGTTCATAAACCATAGGTACTATCCGTCTGGCGACGACAAAGGACTATTAGTTTATGCTATTATGACTAATAGAGAAAAGGTACCGACAACCACCTACTCTAATTATACAACTGCAAATAATACCAACTATTCGACAAATGGAAACAGTTGGAGTATTTGGAAATAAATAATCAAGGAGATATCAAGATGAAAGTATTCGGAAGTAGAATGGTAGTTGCAGCACCAGAAGATCAACGCAAAACATTAGGCGGAGTATATTTACCCACAACATTGTCAGAAGCCGAAGGTGTAAAACCTGTAATATGCACAGTAGTAGCAAAGAATGATAATGAGAAAGACGTTGAGGTAGGCGACAGAGTGCTAGTCAGTGGATTAGCAGTAATGGACAACCGATCACTTCTTAATAAAGAGAAACGCTGGTATTTAATAGAATATCAGAATGTATTCTTACTACTAGAAGATGGTGAAGAAAAACTAATAAATTCAAATGCAAAAGAGGTAAAGGATGTCAAGTAATAAAAAACAAGTAGAAACAGAAGAAGTATTAGAAGAAGTATTAGAAGAAGTATTAGAAGAACAGCCAGTAGATCCTACAAAAGGCTCAATGGAAAATCCAGATTACACCCATAACCGTTTGATGGATACATATGGTTTGGAACAAGATAAATATGTTGAGCATGTATCCCCAGGTATGGATAAGTTCAGAGCATTTATGCAACAGGATACAAATGGTGTATCGCAGATCAAAAGTATCCTGGAGTTAATCAATAGTGACGAATATCCAGAAGTAGCTAAGATGGCCATTATTGTTACATTGTACAATAATACCAGGGATCTTATGAAGGTTAATGCATCAGTTGCTGATCTATTAATGCCGGCACTACAGCCAATACTGGAGCAGTCATTCGGTGTTATTAAAATGGAAATGGACATGATTCGTAACTCTATTGCACAAGACAAGACTTCATCTGAAGTACATGCCAACGTAAGTAACATAATAAAAGAATTAGATAAATAAGAATAATAGCCCGGCCAATATGGTCGGGCATTCTTAAAGGGAGGGATTATGTTATACGGATCAGTGTTGTTAGATCCATTCATGGTGGAATTTGCATTTCCTGGAAAAGACCCAAAACAAGTAAATTTACACTTTCAATCCGGCAAATCATTCGTAGTTAATACTGACTCCCCAGAAGATGCTATGAATATGATTAAGAATATAGCAGCAGTAAAAGCATCATACTTTGATGATGATGTTGACTTCAGTTTTTTAAGTGAAGATATGTCTAAGGTTTTACCAAAAGCACACAACCTAAAGCAAGATGGTAGTATTATAAATGTTGAATTTGGAGGTAAAACAAGTGAGCCGGCAAATGAAACAACAGATGAAAGTACCAATACGTAACAATATTGGATGTATATTTTCAGATGAAGAAGTATTTGTTATAAATTTAGCACTGTCAGAATTTGCAGATACAACAGATGAATCAACAATAGAAAACACATGTCATAAAATAAGATCAAAGATACATAATATAAAGAGAAACGGAATATTAGTAGCGGGAGTTAACCTAAATTGAGTACGACATTATTCGAAGACTTTGTAAATTCTATATATGCAGCATCTGGCCCTGGTGTTATATTACCAAAGATAAGCGGCGCAGAAAATCCTCAGTATTTTACATACGAAGAAGCAGTAGTCGTACGTATTATTGATGGCGACACAATAGTAGCAAATGTTAACCATCAAGCAAAAGGTAATGCATATACATTAAAATGGTATGAGAAAAAGAAGGGCCGCCATTATAGACTATTAAAAATAGACTCACCGGAAATAGCTGGCACAAAAAAGGATACTAATGGTAATGCAGTAACCCACGTTGGGCATTTACAAAGTAAAGAAGCTAAAGCTTATATGGAATCATTATGCAAAGTTGGATCAACTATATCTATATTGAATTTTGGAACAGGTGATTACAAGCGGTATTTAGCATATATATTTATAAATAAAAATATATGCGCCAATTTAGAGATGGTTATAAAAGGATTAGCAATAACTATAAATAAAGTTGCTGGAACTAAACAAATAACAAATAGTAAATATGATACAAATAAGAAGAAGTTTAAATATAAAGTTAGCCAAGAGAAGAATACAACATCCCCAACTATTGATAGACATTTCAAATCAGCGCAAGATAATGCAAGGTCTAATGAATTAGGCATATGGGCATCTGCTGTTAGAGATACCGCATTGATAAAAGCGTGGATTAGCGAAAGATCGAGGTAATAATGGGCATAGATTACGTAGGACCAATAGATAAAGTTGAAGAACAACCAAGTGATCATGTACCAGACTTTGATGACATTACTGGTATAGAAATAAAAGAGCCACCAGAAGTACCAGATCCACCTATAGAAAATGCAGTAGCTACCACTGATGTATTCAGTAAAGCAACTATAGATAGTTTATCTAAATACTATACAGATGCAGAATTAAAACATATGCAAACTAATATACCTAAAGATGTAGCAAATAAGATACATCAGACATTAATGAATATGAACACTGGCGCGTATTCGGCAATACCTAGAATATGTGCTGGTAAAAGATGTCCATCATCACACGCATGTCCCTTTGTAGCAAATGGAGCAGAACAAGCTATCGTCGGTAAGAAATGCCCAGTAGAGGTTATAATGGTAGATGAGTTAAGAAATCAATATAACGAACTGATGCATGAAAATGATATCAATAATAATATAGTAATAGAAAATTACATATCGGATTTGATAGAATGCGACGTATCTAATATGCGACTAAGCCACTATATAGCAAACGATGCTAATAGCGGGGGCGGCGAGGTTGTAAGCGAAGCATTCTTAATAAACCCAAAAACAGGTGAATCAGAATACCACCAGGCAGAAAACGTAGCATTATCTATTAAGAGTTTTATTGGGGCTAGAAAAGAAAAGGCAATTAAAGCACTAATTGCCAGTCCATATTGGAAACAGAAGATGTCTGGAAACGCAGGAGACGATGACATAAAACGTACCCAGGACTTATTAGAAAAGGCCAAACAGCTACGAGAAGAGATGTCAACAGAACAACAAGCACCTAGAGATGCTAGCTTTGAAATCGTCGGAGATGACGAACCGATAAACCTGTAATCACCTAGATAGTACAAAAACATCCCCCATTGGTGCGTTAACGCGTGCTGTTGGGGTTTATTTGTAGGAGAGGATAGATGGCTAAGAAAAAGGTACCACAGTTACATATAGGACAGCGAGCTAATGCCACGAATGTTAATAAGGCAAAAAACGGACTGTACCAGTATGGGGACATATACAAGGACCCGACTCCTGGATCTAAGAAGTTATATGCATACATTGGTGGTGAAAAATCATTATCAGGATATGCAATAGATGTAGCAAATGGCCAACACATCCCTATTGCCGATATTGCACATGTATTTCAAGATGCAAATAAAAGTGGCGATAACTATACCGATGCCACAAAACCTGGTGGAGATATAGTAAGTGCGCCAGCAAGAGCAGTGCAAGAGGCAACAGCTAGTAGACTGTATGATGAAAAGATATTCGTAGACTTAGAAACCACAGTAAAGTCTATGAAAATAGCAAATGACTATAAAGATGTAACAGAAATAGCATTCGCTAAGACTAGTTCAAATGCAACAATTAGAGGAGCGTCCGCTGCCACAACAGGAGACGCCGGAGCTAACAGATCTGATGTAAGTAAACTGTCAATACTATTAGGTATGGAATTTGATAAATCAGGGAAACTAATAGACACTGCCGGAGAAACTGGTGCCGGTAGAAAAGTCATGGGAGATATATTAAAAAGTATACATGACAGAGGTAGACAGAAGTTATTAAAAAGTAGAGATATAAGATTCCAAATGTCCAAAAGCCACGGAGTTCATGGCGAAGGATTTATGGCCGATGATGTACTTAATGCATTAGGAGGAATCCAAGATGGCGCCAAGAAGGGGCACATCGATTTTGTAGAGACACTTGTAAAGCAAACTGGTAAAGATACTGGGTTTATGATAGACCAAACCTGGAAACAGGGAAGACAATCTGGGTTTCTTAATAGCGTATGGAAAAACTTAGCAGATTCTCAAAAAGAAGGCGTAGGTACATTCGGGTTTAATACTAGAACATTTGATGGACCAATTATAGAAAGATTATCCGGTAATAAAATACACATTAATGATATGAGAGAGCATACTATATTATTATACGGTAACCTTTTTCCAGAGGCCACAGAGAAGCTAGTACAAAACATGGAACGCCAGTACAGACCATTACTAAGTAAGTCTAAAGATCCGGGAGTTGCCGGTAAAACAATGGATTCAGTACTAGCTACATTCGGACGTGGGTTTAAAAGCCAGTATACTGGCGGAACTAGTGTAGAACGTATATACAATTTACTATATAACAAAATAGCTAAGGGCAACAATGACTACACACATGAGCTACATGCTGGAGTAGCAGATAACCCATTAGTAGCTAATCTTACTGAGAAGATATTTGCCCAAGAAGATTTCATTAAAAATGCATCGAAAAGATATGGCAAAATGGGATTAAGTACCCAAGAAGGTTTAGTTATGGATACCTTCGAGCTTACTTATGCTGAGATGGGAGTAAAGCAGGATCAAGCATATCAAACATTCGCCAGACCAGAAACAGTAGACACAAAGGCAGCTGGAAAGATATTCAATAGATATAGACAAGACTTCAAACAACTCATGGACCCAAAAGATGTAAAGAAGTCATTTGAACAAGCAACTGAACGGCAAGTAAATAGAGCACTGGCAAAGAAAAATGGATGGTTCAAAAATGCAGTGAAATCATCTATGAGCGGAAATGCACTTGCCAATATATTAGGCGGGGCAGCTATAAGTGCCGGCGTTAAGATGACAATAGATAAAGTATCAAATATACATAACAGAGTCAAATCTACGCAAGACCTCGAAGGCATGAACCATAACTCTATCTTTACAACAATGCGACGTATGACCATGACTGACTTTGGTTCAGCGTGGTTAGGCACAACTGGTAGAATGGCTAAGCAGATGGCTAAGTATTTCTTTCACGCACCATCTCAAGCCGGACATGCAAAAGCTATATTATCAGGCATGGGTAATATAATGAAAAATGGATTTGCTAGTGATTTCTTAAGACCAACTAATATTATGAAAGGCATGAGACATTTAGGCGAAGTAATGACCACTGAATTAAAAGCTAGTAGATTCAAAGTGGTAGATAAAACAGGTAGAGCATTAGCTAATGTAACTAGACCTAAATACTTTGTTGACAAATATAAAATGGCAATAAACTCCATAAGCGGATTGTTCGGTGGATCAGATACATCTATGCACACTGCATCAGTGGGTAGAGCTATGCGCGATATAATACAATCCCCTTCTTCCGCTAAATATATGAAATGGGCTGGAGCTGGCGTAGTAGGAGCGGTTGGATTAAATACATTAGCTGGTTCATATTTTGGAGAAGATAGATATCCTCAATACTCACAGGTAGATCCATTAGACGGAGCACAGTCAGAAGCATTCCAAAATGGCGAGCATCTACTATCAGGATACAAAGTAGAAAGAGGTAAGAGATCAAGTAACTTCTTCTCAACAATGAGAAACTCTACATTACCAGAAGCAATGAGAATGAGCGATAAAGGTATGGATAGTAAAAACGTATCTAGAAATAGAAAAATTAATAGACAGTCAATAACAGACTTTGGCTCCAAACATAAGCCGCATTCTCCAACTAGTGCTGCATATACATATGAATTTATGTTAGCTGGGGGAATGGGTAAAGATGGAGAAATAGCATGGGCAGGTACTATGCCAGAAGAAGATAAACCCAGTAGATTAGCTGACATGTATGAGAAAGCAGTTCGAGAATTTGATATGGGAAAAGGTGAATTTGAGATACAAAATGATACAGAAAATATGTCAATAACTGCTGAAATACAATCAGCATATAGTAGAATGATAGAAGGAATGACACTACCTGTATCTGAATTGCAAAAAACATTAAAATCCACTGCACCTAATATGTCATTCTTTAAAGATAATGATAGAATACAAAAGGCAATACCAAGACCAGTAGATAGCGAACAAGTACAATTAGGCATGCCAAAACCATTTGTTGCTAGGGGAATGCACGAAGATACAGTTGGGATAAGAATGAATCCAGAAGTATTAAGTGAGATGACTAGAACTGGCAGTACATATAAGGGATTACCAAATAGTAATCTTAAAGTATCTGGAATGAAGACTGGCCTAATATATCCAAAACCTACAGAGTTTCTAGATGCAACCAATACTAGAATGGCTAAGCCAGGCGACGGTAAGTATAGTAAATCTAAAGCATATCTAGAAACTGGAAAGATACAAGGAAATAGTGACTTAAGATGGGATGATATCAAACTACCAAATGTATATGGAGATGTCGGCGAAGTAATGCAAAGAGACAAATTCGAAGGATTAGATACAATTACATCTGGTATAGCAAGAGATATATTAAGGGCACAGCCGGCTATGTTAAAACAAAATTCCCCTAACATTTCCGGAGGCATAAATTATGATAGAATATCAGGATGGGATGTAGCAAAGTCAGAATCACAACCAGTTAATTTGCGCGAACTAGATATGCATGAGACAGCAGCGCTGACTTATGGCCAAGCTAACGATGGCCCTGGATATGCTAGCGAAGACACATATGCAGGAAGAGATAACGATTACCTTTATCTATAGGAGGACAGTATGGGATTTTTTACAGCAGGACTTAAACACGGATACAAGGCCGGTAGGACTGTATTAGGCGGTGCAAATACTGCTAGGAAAACGCTTAGTGGCACTCAAGCATTTGGCTCATATGTTAAATCAGCAATGAAAGGCCCATTTAGTATGGCATTAAAGCCAATGAAAACATTAAAGAGTGGATTGAATGATTTGAAACCAATACAAAATGTACTTAGTGGATCAAGAGGCGCAGAACATTTAAGGCAAGCTGGACAGGCATCTGCTAGATTACTTGGAACAGCAGCCGGAGCAACATATGTAACTAGAGCATTAAGAGGCAAAAGCCCATTCAAAAATGGTGGAGACAAACGTGACGTTCTACCATGGGTACCATTTATTTAAGGAGTAACACATGGCATTTGGATTAACCGCAGCACGTAGAGCGTCAAACGCAGCACGCAAAATAGCAAGGAGTGCACTAAAAGCAAAAGCTGCAGCAGGCGTGGGATCTACTATGACTGGCATGATTTTGGGAGCTAGAAGCATATCCATACCATTAATCACTGCAGCAGTAATTGGTAAAGTGGCTAAGACTAGCAATAAGATAATGAACGCAGGAAATCCCGGAATTATGGGATACGGAAAAAGAGGCATAGATGCTAATAATCTAAATACAGATGGATTAGTACAAGGCCTATCTAAGAAGCGCCGAGGCAGGTAGTAATTGGCTAAACAACCACAGGGACAAATCGGTCAGAAAGAGAAAACCGAGCACCCTCTATCAGGATTTACATCAGGAAGATCAACTCTACTACAGAGTATGATGTTAAGCAAGATGTCCGGAATGGGCCAAATGGCACTAACTGGATATCGACATACTGGTGCACCTACTATGCTCAAAGGATTATTGGGCGGAGCTAAACCAGGTTCTGTTGGTACTCCCATGGGTAGAACACTTGGTCTTGCTGGACTAGGTTACCAAATAGGCGGACCCTTTGGCGCAGCTATAGGCGCAGGCGTATCGTATGGCATGGGCGGCCAGGGCGTATTAGAAAAGATGTTCAGAATGAACGAGGGTCTTGCAAAGAAGATTGGATGGGGAGTAGATACTAATAATAAAGCAGCATACTTTGGTAAAAATCAAACATCAGGTGGATTATTTAGAAACCCAAATAGAGCTATCAAAGGTGGATTCGGACCTACCAATGCAGTAAGATCAGGAACTACTAAATTATGGCAGGCTGTAACAGGTCCGCGTATACTAAACGAAGCACGACATGCAGGCAATACAGCATTCGCAGCAAAATATAATAATGCATCAGAACTATTCTCAGCATCAAAACTTGCATCAACTAGAGATTTCCAAGGAATGGCACGAGGAGCTGGCGAGAGCGCTACTGAAGTATTAGAAAATATGTCAAAAGCCAACGTAGCAGTAGCAATAGATAGAAATGCTGTTAATTTAACTGATGCGCAAATAGGTAATGCAATACCAAACTGGGAACAAATGTCCCCGGAAGATCTAGCAGATAGTGTGCAAAAGACTAGAGATAGATCTAAAACTATGGTAGATAAATACGATAGCACACTTAATAGAGCAAAAGAGTCGCAAGCATATCTAACATCAGGTACAGGTATGGCATCTGCAGAAAAAGGACTAAGAGCAGGAGACCAAGCGCAAAGAAGCGCAGCAGCATATAGAGCATTTGGAGATATGCCAGTAGGATTTAGTAGACAAGAATTAGATATTCTTAGACCGCAATATAGCTCAACCGCAGATTTATTAGCAAGTGGGCAAAGTACAAAAAGTATAGGAGCATTACAGAACGCAGAGAATACATACCTTAATAGTACATCCAGCTTAAGGCAGCAAAGAAAAAGCACAAAGATGTTAAGAAAAGCGGGCAGACGTCTACGAAAATTAGGATTAGGTGGAAATACTTTAGGCGAAGATGTCATGAGCCGAACTGCCACCCCAGAAATGACCGATAGAGCAATATCTACAATAATGGGAGATGTGAACGCAGGTAACGGACTAAGCGTGCACAATAGATTAAATATTGTAGGATTGCAAGCAAGAACAGGTGGAATGGCTGGAACATTTGCACAGCTTCAAGCAGTAGCTTCAGCTCCTCAATCATTCTTTGGTAAAGTAGGATTTGTATTCTCTAACAAAAAGCGGGAAGCATATCGCCAAGCATTATCTAAATCATATAAGAATGCCGTGTCAGGATTCTTTTCAAGAGGCGACCCGGCTGGACATATGCTAAGTGAAAAAGCATTTGAGTCTATGGTAAGAAATGCACAATCTTTAAATCCAGGAATAATGAAGGTAGAAGATTTAATGGCATTGAACGGCGGCGCAACCTTTAAAGGCATGTCACAGGTACAAGCTACATTAGATGCTATAGATGACATGGGATCTAGAGGCGCATTTAGCATGGAATCAATACAGAGTATGAAATCTGAATTGAATCTAGCCAATAAGCTACATATGGATGGCAAGGCAGCTTCTGGTAAGATTAAGGATATATACAAAAGTATAGAAAAACAAATGGGCGCTGGTGCCGATAGAGCTGCCCTAATACAAACAGGTAAAGTTGCCAGTAAGTCATCTGCATCATTAATGTCAACAATTGCTAAACCAATATTTGCATTTCAAATAGGTGCGGAATTAGTCGACCTAGGATTCAGAGGCGTATGGAATGTTGCACAGAATATGAATCTACAAATAGATAAGTTAAAAACTAGGGAGTTTGGCTCTGGTACCGCATTAAATACACAACAAGCTAGTACAGAGAGACAGCGTGCAATGCAATTGATACAATCCAATCATATGGCAGCATCGTCATTTATGGGATTAGAAGCAAGTATGAGAGCAGGGAGATAATATGAGTTTCGTAGAGAGTCAATACCCAGTAACTATGTATGATCCGAAGTTAGCAATGGGTATAAATCAGGCAGCATATCTAAGAAATCAACACAAACTTAATCCAATGACTAGATTCAAACATGAAAACCCACTAGCAATGAAGAAGTTAAATTCGATGGCTAGATGGGGCGGGGCAATGTTCCTAGCCACAACAGTACTTAAAACGGCAGATGTATTAGTAGGATCAGGATTAGGATTAATAAGTGGCGTAACGCAGGCAGTAAACAAACTAGGATCCAGAGAATTCGGCAACGGCAGAGCACTTACTACAAAACAATCAGGCACTGAACGCGAAAGAGCACTGAAGAGAATACAAGCTAATAAGATGGGCCCCAGATCAAACATGGGCAGAGAAGCCCAATTCATAAATTATTAGATAGGAGATTATATAAAGATGGGCACAACAGACCTTAAAGATCCTCAGTATGTCAGACCAGGATCTATAATAATAAATGAAAAAGATGGGACTCCTGTAGACGTTCCAGAAAGACGAGTCAAATATCTAGACGACAGACTATTGCCCTCAGATATGAATAGAGTAATTGAAAGATTACAACTAACTGCAGATGATGCATTTAGATTGCAAGTTGCCAATGACCCAGTATTATGGGCAGAAACATATCTGGTAGATCCGGAAAACAACAGAAACAGTCTATCATTACGCTTCTATCAAAGTGATATATTATCTACACCAAGCAGATTTAAAGTATTAAGATTGGGCCGCCAGATGGGTAAATGCGTAGGAGAAGACTGTAGGATATCACTACCAAATGGCACCAATCCTAAAGCTAAAGACATATTTGAAACATACGGACCTAATCGTGAATTTGATATAGTTACATATGATACAGACAATGACTCGCTTGCGTCATCTGTAGGTATTATAGAAGACAACGGCGTTAAAGACTGTATTAAAATAGAAACTAGACATGGTATGATAGGTACATTCACTGCCAATCATAAAATGAAAGTATATGATGAGGATGACAATCTCCAGGACGTGCCTGCATTTGAAGTAAAGATAGGAGATAACTTACCAGTAGTATTAAGCGAAGAGAAATTCACTGACCTAAGAGAAAATATACCAACGTACAAAGGGCTTAATGGTGACGATTTAACTGTTCTTGGTATAATGACATTCTCTGGACTCAAGGATTATGACACAATAATTGAAGTAGTTAACGGGGATAAGAAAAGCATTGTCGAAGAGATACTAGAAGATTACAATGCAAAATACCGTGAGGTTAGAGTATATAAAGATGTTAAACGTAGAAGTACACATTATAGAATAGCATTTGAGGGCGGCAATAACAGGTTAATGGAGTTCCTAGAAGATCATGATATGATACCATTTGATAAGTATTCAGATGAGTTACCAGATTTCGTATATGATTTACCTAAAGAATTAGCATACAAATTCCTGAGGGGAGTATTCTCCAGTAGAACTGTACTGTATGAAAACAAAAAGAAGATGCATACTCCTCCTACTATACTAGTAGAAGCAGTGCATGATATCTATACTAACAAACTCACAATGATGATGAGGCGTATTGGTATTCGTGGAAATAGAGTACACAAATATGGCACAGCTAATTCAACTAAACCAGATAGTATATATCTTAAGATATCAGGTGCATCAGAATGCTTAGACACTATGAATAAACTGGGTAGATTTACCACAGTAGATAAGTGGAAAGCATTTAAGAAGTTCCTTAAGGCCGAAGGAGCTGAAGAACTTACTGATAAAGAAGTAGAGAAAGATGACGTCGTCAAGATAACATTTCCCAAGAACATAAAAACATACAATATATCTGTTAAAGATGTGCACAATTTTGTATGCGAAGGAATCATAACTAACAACTCAGTAACAGTAGCAGTAGATGTATTATGGAGAGCACTAAACTGCAACAGTTATAAGATAGTAATTGTAGCACCGTATCTTGCTCAGATCAATACCTTATTTGGTAGGATTAAAGCAATGATGCAGGGATCATCTCCAATGCAAAAGATGATAGCTAGAACAACCACCAACCCTCCATATATTGAATTCAGTAATGGGTCTATGATAAAGGGGTTTGTAGCTGGCGATTCAGTTGCCGGGCAATCCGCCAATGCACTATATTATGACGAATCAGATTATATATCCAATTTTGATAAAGAGCGTATTAACCCTATTGTGTTTAACTTTCCAGACCATATTATATTTGAAGCATCCACCCCTACAGGAAAAAGAGAAGAATACTATCATACATGTTTAGATGAAAATGCTTACGTAGAATTTCATTATCCGTCCCATATGTCACCAACTTGGACAGATGAAACGGATGAAGCATATAGGGCATCACATAGTGCGATGGGATATACTCATGAGGTAGAAGCATTATTTGGAAACCCAGAAGCAGGGGTATTTAGAGTAGCAGATATTAATGAATGCATCGCACTTAGTAAAACCAAGCAAACAATGGATTATAAGAACGAATTGGTCAATATCAGCTATACATATGAAGAGCACCTAGCTGACACTATGGCTTTAGCAAAAAAGGATAGGCCCAAATTTATATTAGGCGTAGACTGGAATGCTGCCGATAATGGTACGCAAATAGTAGTATTAGGGGTGGCGGAAAAAATATATCTAGCAAACCTAATAAGTATCACAGGTCAAGAATTTACACAAACAATAGCAGTAGAACATATAGCTAGGTTAAATGAAATATATGACCCAATAGCAATATATGTAGATATTGGATACGGGGGCATGCAAGTTGAAGTACTTAAAATATACGGCAAAGAACATCCAGAAAGTAAATTACACAAACGAGTACACGCAGTTGACTTCGCTAGTAAGATAGAAATACCAGATCCTATTACTGGAGAAATTACCAAAAAGAAAATGAAGCAGTTTATGATAGATAGATTCCAAAGATTGGTAGAAAACCACCAATTAGTTATACCGGACATAGAAGAGGGCACGCATGGAATAGCTACTGAAATGCGTAACTTTGAAATAGAAAGGTATGGAGTAGACGGAACTCCTATCTATAGTAAGAAGACAGCAGACCATAAGATCATGGCAGCGGCATTAGCTATACTAGCATACAATCAGCTAATAGAAAAGATAGATAGATTTACGTATATCCCTGGACTTAATAAAGTAACATCAGATTTAACTACTAAAATACGTAAGAATACAATAAGCAAAGACTTACACCAAAGAGCCAAACTTGACAGCTCACTTACTGATAACACTGGAACGCCACCAACCCATAAAACTATAGCTCAAATAGCTGGCATAAATATACCATTTGCAGGCATTGATCCTGTAGCAGCAGATAGAGCTGGCGCTACCCCTACATCATACCGTAAACGGTATAAAATAAGAACATCAAATAAAAGTAATGCACCATTAGGTATTAAACGTGGCTCAAGGAGTAGTTTCTAGTGGGAAATCGAGTAGATTATAAACCAGATTTTGACCGTGACTCTAAAAATATTATAGGTGGCCATATTGCAGATTTGAATGCAAAAGAGGCCAGTATAGCAGAAGCTATAGATAGGAAGGTTGATAAAGAATTAACAACCGATCCAGAACAAATAAGTAATATGGCTGATCTGGCCAATGTAATAAATGATATAAATGATAAATATAACGACGTTAACAATAGAGCAGATGAGCTAGAAGCTTTACTGGGAAAGTTTGATCCTATTGATTTGCCAAATGATATCCAAGATGATGCCGCGATATTAAGAGGCGAACCAACTACTCAAATGGATCCTACATTAGCTAATTGCACAGTAAAAGTAATAACTGACCATAATGATAAATACGATAAAGTAGATAAGAATATAATTAACAATCCTGATAATCTTAAGAAAATGGCAGATGACATGTTTCCTAAATGGGGTAATATGTTTCTGATTATATTATTCTTGATGTTCTTGAAAGGCATAACATGGCAGATACTTACAACATTATGTAGACTTTTTAGAAAGGTCAAACTAAAGATTGGCCCATTTCGCCCATGTATTGGTTGTCCATTCGCAACAATATTCAGGAATTTAGTAATACTGATTAATGGAGGCAGGGCGTGGTCACACGATGCAAATGGTAACGTGATAATATGGAATAAATGCCCACCTGATTTTAACCCAAGTCAATTTCGCCCAGATAAAGTAATTGCAAATGCAATTAATGACAACGGATTAAATAACACAGAAGCACAATCAGTATGCGAACGTGATGATTTACCAAGTCCACAGGAGAGAGAGTCAGCTCATAATTTAACAAAATGGGCATTAGAAGAAGGCATCAGAAATCCAACCCCTAATAATTTAAAGATGACACACTACGTTAATGTAAAGAAATCCAATAAAAGTTATAGATCTCAGATTAATAGTATATTAAGAAGTATGGTTGAATCAGTAGATACAAAAGGCACAGTATTAAAGAAAGACGATACTGGTAAAATTACTAGGGTAAAGGGAGATTTAGCAGCAGCTCTAAATAGTTATTCTCCACAGCATGTAATAGATGAATCAACCAAAGGCTTGCTCAAATTAACACAAGGCTTACTCAAAATATGGGATGGATTAATATCTGCTACCCACCATGTTACAAATATTAGCCCAGTAACTAAAGATCTTATATGTTGTTTCATAAACGTATTTGGAATGATCTTTCCTGAAATATCATTAAATGGAACGTTAAATGTCAAGGGAGTAAAGAAAGTAGTACAGATAATAAATGTACTAATAGATATACAAATGGATGATCTAAGTATAGCATTTGGGGCAGAATATTTTACAATGAAAGATTTAAGCGGGGCTATTCAAAATGCTATTATACAAACACTGGTGGGATTACTTGGTCCAATCATAAATACCAAATGTCAGGAAATATCAGACATGTTCAATCCAAGTAATATAAAAGATAAGATGCAGAATGAAATAGATAATCTAGCTGGTAAACTTGGCTATGACTCTCCAGAAGTAGATCAAAAGACTAAGTTCATGGAAGCAGTAGAGAAGTGTGCATTAATGGGGCATCTATCATGGTTTATTAATTGCCAAGTAGGGCAGTTGCAAGGCAAAGTCATGAGTTGGCTATTAGGATTTAAAGGTCAAAGTGATATAGTAATTAGGAAAGCCGAATATCAATTAAAGCTGTCAGCTCGCTCAAGAATTCTCTTCAGTTTGAAAGCAGTTTTAAATGGTATTATAGATAGTATAGAAAAGAATATTAAGACTATAGTTGGAATATGTAATCCAAATGGAAATGTAACACCAGTAAAAGTAGATGATGTAGATACAATAATAGAACGAGAAATATTTGAGGATGCGGGCGGAACAATATCAAAACCAGTATTTGGTCCAAATGATATAGTTGGATTAGAAGAAAATGATGACTTTGATAATGCATTTACCGACGGAATGTTTTTCGAACCAACATACGATAATATGCAAGGATATGATAATGAAACAAGATCAGATACAGATGATAGCAGAGATGCAGCAATAGGTGATAATCAAGGCAAAACCCTATCAGGCGCAGCAATAGGTGATAATCAAGGCAAAACCCTATCAGGCGCAGCTAGTGAAATTGATAAGAGTGCAAGAGATTGTTCAGATGCCGCATTCTTAACCGGACTATTATCAGAACTTGCTGCTAATGCAGACAGTAAAAAGAATCTATTCGAGATCTAAGGACTGAACCATGAATATAATTGACTCTATGAAATACGCATATGACAAATCTAAAGTAAATCGCACTATGACAAATGTTGAAGAAGTTGTTAGAACTGGACTGATAAGACATGCGTCATCAGATCTTGCAACTCCTAAAATGAGAGCGGCTAGTGGAATTACCGGCAAACTCACCAAACTACTTGGTAGAATGTTCACATCTAACAGAACATATTTTACTGATAATAGTGGATATAACCTAAGTAGAATTATGACTGCGTATGAAACAGAAACCTTTGTGGCAAGAGTAGTCGACTTTTATGTAATAAGTGTATTACAAAAAGGATGGGACCTTACAGGTAACAACCCACATTATGTTAAATATATCAGAAAAAGATTATTCGAGATGGAATTGGTTTCCGGAACTAGCCTCAGGGCTAATCTGTCTAAACTAGTCAGTCAGATATTACTGAGTGGAAACGGGTTCTTATCAAAAGTAAGAAACCCTAAAGCATCAAGTGGTAAAAAATGGACTAGATTCGATGGGCATGAATTCGAACCAATAGCTGCAGTTGAAGTACAAGACGCAGTAGCTATGCGGATTGCATACGATTACGATAAGAATAAAGCAGCCAAATACTATCAGTACAAGAAATCAACATATGGAGATGATGGTACTGCAATTAGATCAGGCGGAGGCGATAAGCGAAAACGTAGAAATACCCCAGATTATTCTAACTGGACTACAGACGATATGATACATGTCCGCTTTCATCCACTCCCAGGTAAGGTTTGGGCTATGCCACCTTTCCAACCAGTGATAGAAGATATACTTGCATTAAGAGAAATAGAAGAATCAATACAATTGTTAGTGTATCAATACGGGCACATCTTCTTACATGGAACTGTAGATATATTATCACCAGAAGAAAAGCAGCAAGAGATCAATAATGTAATTGCACAGTTAGAAAGAATGGCAGGCAACGGCGCTATGGTAACTGGACAAGAAGTGAAATTCCAAGCTATTGGCGCAGAAGGTAAAGCCATTAGAGCTGAGGGATACTTAAAATACTTTCAGCAAAGAGTATTAGCTGGACTATTTACATCATCATTAGCTATGGGTCAGGGAGATACTGCTAATAGAAATACTGCAGATTCAGTAGATAAACAGAAACAGGAAGTAACTAAAGATATACAAAGCATAATCATTGATGCAATGCAGGGATTATTTGACGAATTACTATTTGAAAGTGGCGCAACTGTAGATCAAATATGGCAGGGACGGGTTGCACTATGGTTTCCCGAACCAGATATTGATTCTAAGATTAAACAAGAACAGCACGCAATGCTGCTGTATCAAAGTAATAGTGTCACTGAACCTGAGATGCGGGAAATGATTGGAAAGAAGGCATTAGAAGAATCAGAAAGGCAAGATCTCTACTATAACAAAGTAGGATTGGAACAATTAAAAGCAGAGACTCTGTCACAAATGGCAATCTCTGCAGCAAGTGCTAAATCACAAGGCACTAGTGTTGGGAATAGTACTAATTCGAATGGCAATAGTACTCGTAAAAAGTCAGAAGGAGCTAGTAAAACTGCAAAACAAACAACCAAACCAGCCAATCAACATGGAACAAAGACAGGTCCTGGTTCTATTAAAAACAGTATACTAGCTATTGATTATGACAAATATGGTAATGCAGTGGTTGATTTTGACAAGCTATTTAATCCTGAATAAGTTAACTATCTGCAATATCATGAATTATAATATTACTAAAGTCGAAAAGCGGTATATATGTGGTATAATACCCAACATTAAATATTAGTGAAATCTTATACAAAACTCCGGGGCAAGTTATTGTGAAAAAACAGATATTCTTTATTAGGCAGAACATTACCCAGGCGGCTAGTCTTATTACTAGCCCCCATATGGAAGACGCTTTAACTAATAATGCTGATGTAACTTTCAAAGCAATTTACGAATCAGCTAAGACAAAGTTCATGAAACAAAATGGGGACATGCAATTTCCCTTCGTATTTGAACAAACAAAAGCTACCCACCTTGGGTACGTTAATTCAAACAATAGTTATTACCCAGACAAATATGGTGCCAAGAATGCGAAATCATGGACACATCCATATCCTAAACCGGTATTGGTAAACCATGATTTACATAGCTCACCAATAGGTAGACATATTGATTCAATATATCTACCATATAAATTAACAGCACAACAAAAGAAGAGCTTAAAAACTCCTAATGGTGTGGTATTAACACACTCCCTTATCAGCGATAAAGATGGAATGGAAAAAGTATTGGATGGAAGATTTCTCACTGTTTCAATAAGTGGAAAATCACCCGATTGCAACTGTTCTATATGTGGACAAGATTGGACAGAAATAAATCGTTGGGATGATGATTATTGTAATCATACCCCTGGCGAGATATATGACGGTAAGCTTTGCTATAAAATTACTGGATCTCTAGAATATATAGAACGCAGTTTTGTTAACCTACCAGCAGACCAAGGGAATTCGCATTATGCCGGCCTCACTAATTATGAACTAATTATGCCGGAAGATATGATGACAGATGCTGATTACATTACAAAAAACATGTTGTATTCTAAAGAATCCCCAATGATTATGGACAACGCCGGATTCACCTTATTCTTAACTAAAGATGAAAACAACCGTTATCCTACATCATCTCCAGTGTTTGCTTTTAATTCTCCACACACATTAGAAGGAGATGCCGATGGCGATTTTGCTAACTTTAATAGTAAATCTGATAGTGGCGATTGGGATGGCGATATGGCTAATGGGTCGGATGAACAATCTGACGAAATGACCATGGACGATTGGTTTTATTTAGACCATGAGTTAACCAATGAAATGGGAGATGCAGCACTTACCCCAGAACAAAGAAAAGCACTTAAGTCAGGACAATTCTGTGGACCTAATAGAAGCTTTCCGGTCCCCTCCAGCGATTATTATCATGCTGCAAAACGGCTCATCGAAAGATACGAAGGTGCCGGGAATAAACAAAAGATACTAGATAGTATTGAAAGTAAAGGACGCAAACTAAAATGCACACAGAATAGTAATGAAAATCAAAATGAAGATAATATAGAACTCGTACCAGATATCAACCTGGATCAGATAGACCAATATCTCGGCAAAGAGAGCCTGCCCCTTTCTAACGAGAATAACTCAGACGATCTAAGTGTGGATAAAAAGTCCGAAATACAATCTAGAAAGGAGTATTCAGAAATGGAGTGGAACAAAGTCTCTATTGACGATGCCCTCAAGAATGTAAAGGGACTGGACTTAGTTATTGCAGACCGTGTTAATAAAACAGCAACAGACATGTCATCTGAAGCAGTAGGTGCAAAAGCCATTGCAGAAGAAAGTGTTGTTAAAATTCAGTCTGACCTTGATTCAACCAGCACAAAACTGGAAGAAGTCACAGGACAGGCCAAATCAATTGCTGTTGATACTATCATGTCTCTGATAGCTCAGCTACAGAAACCCCAATACACTAAGCTTGTATCAGCGCATAAAGACAATGAAGTGTCTTTTGCAGAAGAGCTTAAGAAAATGAGGGATCATATCGAAACTCGTGAATTGAATTCACTTTTCGATACTATTTCAGACCTAAAGGCAGAATTAGATGCCAAGATGGTCAGTGATGCAAATGAACCTGAAGCAGATGAACCTGGCGATGGAGAGCCCACCGGCGATCCAGCACCTGAAGATTCAGCAGCAGGCACAGGCATAACAGAACAAGTCGATCCTACAGGCGTATCATCTGATGGCCGTGTAGACGACAAAACCAAAACAAAAAAGACTAGCAAGTCTTTGGTCTAACACGAAGACCGACCTTTAAGGAGGAATAAAAAATGGCAAGCATCTTTGACCTAAACCTAGATGGTAGCTACCAGGGTCTTCCTATACGTACAGAGGGTCGCTTTCTAACAAGATCTCCAAAAGAATGGAACCTTGTTCGTAGCGCAAATGGGATAGCACCTGAATCTATTTTCCCAAATAGAATGCTCCCCGTTTTAGCTTTGGATACCAGTACAGATGATTACATTAGCATCCCACAGGGTGTTATTGTAGCACTGCACAATGTTTTCCCAAGAACTCTTTATCCTACCATCGGTGCTGATGCTGAAGTTGGAATCAGTGGATCCGGTTATCTTCACGTAGGAACAAACGAATATGGAAGCGCAATCACTTATCCTGCTGACGATGTTAAATCAGCATATAGTGACTACCAAAACACAGTTATGACTATCGCAAATGGTGGAGAAACTGTAGACGATGTATATCAAGCATTAGACGTTGCCGCTGGCAAAACAAACGCCGCTGGTACTGCTGTTGTAGCAACAGACACAACTGCTCGTGCAGCTAATATACCTTACGGTGTAACTGCAGTACGTGTATTTGATGACTATCGTGGAAAATACCTGAACAGTGATGGTACTGGACAGGAATTGAACGCACCTGTTATTGACTCTTATATATGGGTACCATATGTAATTGACGATGCAGGAAACACCTACGAATTCCCAGATAATACAGTTGGTGGAACAACTAAGTTGAACGAAGGTACCCCTGGAACTACAGGTGGATACAATGCTGTTCTTCATTATTCCGGCTTCTTATATATGGGTGCTCGCACCGGCGTTGCCGCTGCAAGCGTAGAAGACGCTTTCGCACTTGGTGAATACCTTGTATCTGATCCTAATGGTCGTTTCATACCACAGGCAACTACTACAAGTAATGCACTTACTCAGACTAAAACTGCCCAAACTATTGGTCGGTTAATTAGTCTTGATAACAAGTGGCCGAAAGACCTGAGCGAACTTGTTGATACTTATGAAGGTTCCGGCATGACTGGTACCGACATCCGTGGTATTGACAAATTCCTGTACGACTTTGTTGCTCTAGCATTAGCTGGCGCTAGCAAAACTACTACACGTTCAGACATCAAAACAGCAATCGATTCTGGCAGATTTGGTATGGCCACTATCGAAATACTACCCGCGTAAGGAGTGAACAATGGGACGTAATTCATCATCATACGAAGTATTTGATGCTCGCTACACTCCTGACGTGATCCGTGACGAAGTCGTCAGAAGTGGTGCATATAAATCTATTAGTGATAAGCTCACTGATGATACTTTCACCACTGATCATGTTGTTGAGACAATCGATAGCATCAAAGAAGCACTCTATACTGGTGCTGTACACACAGATAATGGCTACAAACAGTTTAACGATATTCTGAGCACACCCGCTCTTACACGCTTCACTGAAGCAGCCGTTGTAGAAGTAATGCGCTCATCTATTGAGCCTAATCTAGTAATAGTACCTAACCTGTTCACTACAATGAACGTAACTGGTCCTGTTCCATCCATCCGTATAACCACTGTTGGTCCTGTAAGAATCAGCGAAGTTGCGGAAGGTGGAGATTACAAAGATTCAGACTTAGAGATGGACGAAGAACTGCAAAGAATCGACATCGCAATACGCAAGTATGGCGGAATGATTCGTATCACTGAAGAAGTGATTGAGCAGAACTTTGTTGACCTCATCAGAATGTGGATCCAGAAAATGGGTACCTCTTTTGCACAGCACAAAGAGAAAACTGCTCTTCAGATGATTAACAGAATGGGTAAGATCGTCATGGACGGTGCTAATCCTTCTTCATCTGTACTTGGTTCACCTACCGGTCGTGGAATTGACGGAAATGCCAATGGCACAATGTCCCTTCATGACTTCTTCGACATGTATGCTTTCTTAGTAATGCGTGGTTTCACCCCGGATACCATGATCATGAACCCGATGGCATGGAAAATGTTTATGACCGATCCTGAAACCAGAGAAATCATTGTCAAAAATGGTGTACTCGCAACCCGGCAAATGCCTAACGGCTCTTATGCTCCAGGTTGGGGATCATCTTTTAACGGACTTGGCGAACGTCATGTTGGTACAGGTCTTAGTACAATCGATCCTTCTGGTACACAGAAAGCCGGTGTTAGTGCCTTTGGTACTTCATTAGCGACTAACCATAACCTCAGCATGCTGGGTGGAACTTTCAATATTCCTCCTAGTGCTAATTTCCTTAGCCCGCTGAAGATTATTGTTACACCTTATGCTGGTTTCCGTTCAGTATCTAGCCCAAGTGGTGCTTATGCTACCGATGTATATCTTGCAGATTCTTCTGCTTGTGGTGTACTCGTACAGCGTGAACTCCCAATGATCGAAGAATTCTCCGATCCGTGGAGAGATATCCAGGTTACTAAAGCCCGTGAAAAATACGGATTTGGTATCCTTGAACAAGGCAAAGGCATAGCCGTTGCTAGAAACATAGTTGTAGATCGTAACTACGTATTTGAAAATACTAATACAGCAACTCTTAGCGAGCTTACTTCAAGCGTCGCAACAGCAACTGTATAGTAGAAACAATACGTAACTGCTATTAATAACAAAACCCTGGGTCTTTTATAAGGCCCAGGGCTTTAATATAAAATAAATAAGGAGAACAAAATGGCAACAGCACAAAAAGCACAAATAGTTGAGTTTACTCTAGGGCCAAGAAAAGCAATATGGAATCCTGATATAGATGGATACGACGGCCTAAATGCTATGGCGGAAGATCCAGTAATATCAGGATCAGCCAATAGTCTAAAAGAACCAGAATTATTTAACGCAGCAGTTAAAGCTATTAGATTAGGTGCGTTACGAAAAGCATCTAAAACAAAAAAGAAGGTCAGGGACACATCCAGTTTAAAACTTGGCGATAAAGAAGCAGAGAAAAGTCTACCAAGTTCAGATGAACAAGCTAAAGCTGTAATGATTAAATACAACGAAGCGGCACTGATCAAATATATTGAAGACCACAATGACATTAACTTCATGCAGATTCTCATTGAAGATGAGATGCGTGGATTAAACAAAGCAAACAGGCGTAGGGATAAAGTCCTTAAAGCTCTCAAACTTAAGATTAGAGAGTTAGAAAAACCTGTTATATAAATAACCAAAGGAGTTGCCTAGGTGCTAACATTAACTAGTTCGATTGCTGATGGTGCAACTGCAGTATATAGAGACACTACATTAGAACTTACTTTCTCGGAAGAAGTTAAAGATGCAGCTATAACTGATACTAATTTTGTATTATATGAACGCGATGGTGCGACATATGTAGCACAGCATCCGTTACTAGTTAACAAAGAAACTGGAACTCCAACCATCCTATCTATCGCTCCATCTGGAGATCTTGCAGCATCCACCACATACACACTATTGGTACGTGGCGATATGGATCTAGCAGATGGGATAGTAGATGGGGTACATTCTATTACAGATGATGTAATTAGCGGTAATACTGTTATTACATTTACAACTGGAACAGAAGTAGCAGATCCAGATGAAGAAGTACCAGTTACATATGCGCCCGGAGAAGGCGATACTGTTACAACTAGTACTGTAGTAAATACTGTTCTTTCTACAGATCCGTCAAATGGTGAATCTAATATTGGCACGCTAACTGGATTAGAAATAACATTTCAATATCCATTATCAGACACAGTAGACGTAGATGATATGATTAGTTTAAATGTAGAGGCAGC